ATAATATATTCAGAATATATTACGATATGAAGGGTAATCCAAAAAAATCACCTAACTATTTTAAGGATGGATTGTATTTCATAGACGAGTTTCAGTTTTACCTGTATAATAATGGTAAGCAATGGAATGCAGTTGGAGACAATTGTTTTGTAAGGCCAATTACAAAAGAAGACACTTACTTATATGAGGATTCTTTAGAAGATAATACTGGTGTGGTTGCTTATGATAATTTAAATCTTAATAAATTGGGTGTTTTTAAAGGCGACAAAGTAAACTTCAGAAAAAATAGTGAATACAAATTTACTGTAGGTGATGAGGTTTTGTACAGAATGAAAACCAATGATATATGCGCAATACTATGATAGAGTCTAAAGAAATAAAAGAAAGGATTATAAAAGCTGGTCATGAAGCTGTAAAACAATTAATCAAGGTGGCTGAAGAGGAGATTATAAAGCCAGACCCAGAAGATGAGCTGGCTGCAGATAGATTAAAAAACGCAGCCGCAACAAAAAAACTTGCAATCTTTGACGCTTTTGAAATATTAAATAGGATTGAAAATGAAAAAAACATGCTTGAGAATCCTGAAGAAGAGAAAAAAAGTTTAACTGGAGGTTTTGCAGAAAGAAGGTCTAAATAGCTTATATACAACAACAACTACACATGTTGATAAAAAAGACCTAGATAAACAAAATAAATCTAAGTCTTTTAAATATGGTTATGATGATAAAAGAAACATCATCGTAATATCAAAAAACGGAACCGTTGGTGATATAATTCATATAAACGGTATTTTTATAGGCCTGCCTAAAGAACCAAAAAACATATACTCTAGAAGCACTTTAAAAAAGGAACAATACTGGGAAGCAAAAGAGTATCCTAAAGCATTAAAACCACTTCAAACTATATTTCAATGGAATGAAATGAATAAAGAATATAAGGAGAAATGGGTTCCTTATATAGAAGAAGAGTTTGATAGGAGAGAAAATGGCTTTTGGTTTAAGAACAATGGGGTGCCCACATATATAACAGGCACACATTATATGTATCTTCAATGGACAAAAATTGATGTAGGTAAGCCAGATTTCAGAGAATCAAATAGGTTATTTTTTATTTATTGGGAAGCATGTAAAGCCGACATCAGATGTTACGGAATGTGTTATTTAAAAAACAGGCGTTCTGGTTTTTCATTTATGTCTTCTGCTGAAATAGTAAATCAAGCAACAATAAGGTCTGACTCAAGATTTGGTATTCTATCTAAAACAGGTGCAGATGCTAAAAAAATGTTTACAGACAAGGTTGTTCCTATATCTGTAAACTATCCTTTCTTCTTCAAGCCCATACAGGATGGTATGGATAGACCTAAGTCTGAACTTGCATATAGGGTTCCAGCATCAAAACTAACAAGAAAATCTATATCAAACACAAGTGTTGTAAATGATTTACAAGGATTAGATACAACTATTGATTGGAAAAACACAGGAGACAATAGTTATGATGGAGAGAAACTAGCCTTACTGGTGCATGACGAAAGTGGCAAATGGGATAAGCCTGACAATATACTTAACAACTGGAGGGTAACAAAAACATGTTTAAGATTAGGTAGGAGGATTATAGGTAAATGTATGATGGGTTCTACATCTAATGCACTTGATAAAGGAGGTGAAAATTTTAAAAAACTATATTACGATTCAGACCCTAATACAAGAAATTCAAATGGACAGACCAAAAGTGGTATGTATAATTTATTCATTCCTATGGAGTGGAATATGGAGGGGTTTATTGATATGTATGGGTTTCCTGTATTCCAAACCCCCAACAAACCTTTATTAAGTAATTATGGCGACTATATAACACAGGGTGCTATTGATTATTGGCAAAATGAAGTAGACAGCTTGAAGCAAGACCCAGATGCTTTGAATGAATTTTATAGACAATTCCCAAGAACAGAATCTCACGCATTTAGAGACGAGTCTAAAAACACATTATTTAATTTAACTAAGATATATGAGCAAATAGATTATAACGACTCTTTTGCCATAAAATCAACAGTTACAAGAGGTAATTTTCATTGGAAAGCAGGAATTAGGGATAGTGAAGTTGTTTTTACACCTGAAAACAAAGGCAGGTTCTTTTTGTCTTGGATTCCTTCTAAAGATTTAATGAATAATGTTATAGAAAAAAACGGAAGAAAATATCCAGGTAACAAGCACATAGGCTCATTTGGCGGTGACTCCTATGACATATCAGGTGTTGTAGGTGGTGGCGGTTCAAAAGGGTCTATTCATGGAATGACCAAGTTTCATATGGAAGATGCTCCTACAAATATGTTTTTTTTAGAATATATTTCAAGACCACAAACAGCTGAAATATTTTATGAAGATGTTCTTATGGCTCTACATTTTTATGGTATGCCAATACTTTTAGAGAACAATAAGCCAAGGATTTTGTATTATTTAAAAGAAAGAGGGTATAGGGCTTTTTCAATAAATAGGCCAGATAAGCATAGAAATATTTTATCAAAATCAGAAAAAGAGCTTGGGGGAATACCTTCATCAAGTGCTGTGATTTCTGTTCACGCAGAGAATATTGAAAGCTTTATAGAATCACATGTTGGAGTTCTAAAAGACCAATCAAGTGTAGACTTTGGAAGTTGTGGTAATATGTTTTTTAACAGGACTTTATTGGATTGGGCTAACTATGATATTACTAATAGGACTAGGTTTGATGCGACAGTAAGCTCAGGCTTTGCCATTATGGCAAATCAATCAACCAAAAATAAAGGTGAAGAAAAACGTAATCAAATAAATCTTAACTTTGCGAAATACAGTAACAAAGGTTTTGTTAGTGAAATTATTAAATAAATATGATAAATAAGCCGAAATTCAGTTCAGGTGGCGGTTTCCCTAATCAATTTGCTCCAGACCAAGAAAAAGATTCATATGAGTATGGATTGAGAGTTGGTCAAGCTATTGAGTCAGAATGGTTTTCTAGAGATTATGGTGGAAGTAGATACGGAGAACTACGCTCTGAATACCTTAAAAGAAGACTCTACGCAAGAGGAGAACAACCAGTAGAAAAATATAAAAATGAATTAGCTATAAATGGTGATTTGTCTTATCTTAATTTAGATTGGACTCCTGTACCTATCATACCTAAGTTTGTTGATGTCGTTGTAAACGGAATATCAAACAGGTTGCTTGATGTAAAAGTAGAAGCTATAGATACAATTTCCTCCATGGAAAGAGAAACTTTTAAGCAAGAAGTCATAGCTGACATGGTTGCTAGACCAATACTCAAGGAAATTAAAGATACAACTGGTGTTGATGCTTTTAACTATCCAGAAGAACAGCTTCCTGAAAACTCTGAGGAGCTAGACCTGTATATGCAGCTAAAATACAAACAAGGTGTTGAGGTTGCTGAAGAGGCTGCTATCAAATCTGTTTTTGAGTTAAATAATTACGATGAAATCAAAAGAAGAGTTGATGAAGACAATGTGGTTTTAGGCATATCTGCTGTAAAGCATTGTTTTGATGTGCATAATGGTGTTAGAATAGAATATGTAGACCCAGTTAATTTTGTCTACTCTCCTACAGATGACCCCAACTTCAATAATTGTTATTATTATGGTGAAGTAAAATCAGTACATGTTACTGAAATAAAAAAGATTAATCCTGGGCTTACACAAGAAGAGATTGAAGAAATATCTAAAATGGCAAGTAGGTTTAATGGATACAGAAGCACTCAAAATCTACAAACACAAAGCGGATTAGATAAATCAAATGTTTCGTTGCTTTATTTTTGCTACAAAACAGATAAAGAGGTTGTTTACAAAGTAAAAGACACTGATAATGGTGGTCAAAAAGCGATAAAAAAGAACTCTGATTTCAATCCATCAGAAGAACAACAAGAGAGATTTAAAAAAATTTCTAGACGAATTGATGTTTGGTATGAAGGAGTTTTAGTTTTAGGAACAAACACCTTGCTTAAGTGGAATGTAATGAACAATATGGTTCGTCCTAAGTCTGCATTTCAACGAACAATTCCTCCATACATCGTATCGGCAATAAAGCTATCAAAAGGAAATATTGATTCTTTAGTTAAAAGAATGATACCTTTTGCCGACCAAATACAATTAACACATTTAAAACTACAACAAGTAGTGGCTAAAATGATACCAGACGGCGTTTTTATAGATGCCGATGGTTTAAATAGTGTTGATTTAGGAAATGGAGCTTCTTATAATCCATCGGAAGCGCTATCAATGTACTTTCAAACAGGTAGCGTTATAGGTAGAAGTTATACTGAGGATGGAGATTTTAATAATGCAAGAGTGCCAATCCAGGAACTTACAAGTAGTGGTTCAAACGCTAAAATAGCAAGTCTTATCAATATGTACAATTATCAATTGAATATGATAAGAGCTGTTACTGGTATAAATGAAGCAAGAGATGGAAGTAATCCAGACTCAAGGGCTTTAGTTGGTATTCAAAAAATGGCTGCTTTAAATAGTAATACAGCCACAAGACATGTTGTTTTATCTGGAATACAAATCACAAAAAGACTTGCAGAGGCTATGTCTTATAGAATATCAGATATACTTCAATATTCTGATTTTTCTGATGATTTTGCGAAAATGATTGGCAAAAATAATTTTGAAATTATTTCAGATATTCAGATGCTACATTTACACGATTTTGGTATTTACATAGAAATAGAGCCAGATGAAGAAGAAAAACAACAGCTAGAACAAAACATTCAGCAGTCTATTTCAGCTGGATTAATAGGTCTTGAAGATGCTATTGATGTTAGGACTATTAAAGACTTGACACTAGCAAACTCTCTTTTGAAACTAAGAAAAATCAAAAAGGAAGCTGCAGACTTAGATAAACAACAGAAAGTAGCAGAAATACAATCTCAAGCAAATGCAAAATCTGCACAAGCAGCTTCTCAAGCTAGAATGCAAGAAGAACAATTTAAAATTCAATCTGAGCAACAAATGGCTCAAATGAAGGCTGAGTTAGATTTACAAAAAATGCAGGCTAAACTTCAAGTTGAAGCAGAGCTTTTAAAAATAAAGCATGGATTTGATATGGAATTAAAGAAACTTGAGTCGGATGTGATACAGAGTAGAGAAGAATTCAAAGAAGATAGAAAAGATAAAAGAACCGAAAAACAAGCTACTCAACAAAGTAGGATGATAAAACAAAGAAAAGAAAATCTTCCTGCTACAGATTTTGAAGAAAGAGAAAATAAAAATACGGTTTCAAACCTACAGTCATTAGGTGGTAATATGCCTCAAATAAGCGGTATGGCACCTCAACCTCCTTTTCCAGTTCGCCAAGAGCAACAAGCTCCTATTATGAGTCAACAAGAAATGCCTCAAGAACAAGCAGCGCCTTCTCCTGAACAAATCATGAGTATGCTGGGGCAAGGTGGTCAATAAAATGTATAGGTTTTTTACTTAATTTTGCATTATAAATTTAAATTAAATCAATTATGAATCAAGAAAATCAAGAAGTTGATTACAAAGTCGACTTATCAAAACCACCTGTTGAAAAAACAGAAGAAGTAAAAGAAGAAAAAGACAATACTCAGGAAGAGGTTGTTGAAGAAAATAAAAATATTGAGGCTGAATCTACTGAAGAAGTAGTAGAAGAAGTTTCAGAGAAAGAAGATGAAAAGGTTGAAGAAGTTGAAAAGCAACCAGAGCCTTCTATCTCAAAAGAAGATGTAATTGCTGAATTCTTGACTAATAAATATAGTTTAGGGATTGAGGAATTAGATGACGTTCTTTCAAATAAAGAAAAAAAAGCTCAAGATTTACCTGAAGAGGTAGAGAAGTATTTGCAATATAAATCAGAAACCAAAAGAGGGTTGAAAGATTTTGTAAAAGCAAATGAAGACTTTTCTGAATATGAGGAGTCTACTATACTAAGAGAATATTATAAGCAATCTAATCCAGAATTAGACGACACTGATATAGCTTATCTTATAGAAGAAAAGTTTGCCGTTGAAGAAGGAATAGATACGCAAAAAGATATTAAAAGAAAAAATCTTGAGCGAAAACAAGAGCTTTATAAAGCAAAAGAGTTTTTTAAGCAAACGCAGGAAAAATACAAAGCCCCACTTGAGTCAAGTATGGAGGATTTACCTGAAGATGTAAAAGAAGCTGTTGAGTTTTATAATAAATACAACGACGATACGCAAAAAGAGCAAGAGGCGCAACTAAAACAAAGAGAAATCTTTCAAAAGAAAACGTCTGAAGTTTTTTCTGATAAGTTCGAAGGTTTTGAATTTAAGATTGGAGAAAAAACATTTAGTTATAAGCCTAAAGATGTAAATAAAGTTGCTAAAAATCAATCAGATTTAACCAACTTTATCAATAAGTTTTTAGATGATAACGGCTATATAAAGGACGCTAAGAAGTATCATACAGCTTTGAATATGGCTATGAACCCAGAGGCATATGCTAAGTTCTTTTATGAACAAGGTAAATCTGATGCGGTAAATGAAGTAGTTAAAGAAGGTAAAAATATTGATATGTCTGTGCGTTCTAATGTTGATTCGTCAAAACCTGGAACTAAATTTAGAGTCTTAGATTCAGAAAATTTTGGTTCTGGACTGAAAATTAGAAAAAAATAATAAACGCTAAAAAAAAACAAAATGGCACAATCAATTAATTTCGGAGGAAGCGCAGGCGCTCAAATCGGCGGAAGCACTTCCTTAACTCCTGCACCAGGAAAGAACTTGCAAAACAGCAACTATCTTTCTAATGCAGATTACACATTTGCACAGCAATACTTGCCAGACTTATATGAGCAAGAGTTTGAGCGTTACGGAAATCGTTCTGTAGCTTCTTTCTTGCGTATGGTAGGTGCTGAAATTCCTTCTTCTTCTGATTTAATCAAATGGAGTGAGCAAGGAAGATTACACATACAAGACTCAGGTACTATTAACGGCGCTGGCGACATCGACGGATTAACTGCTCACAGTCTTCGTGTAAATCAAACAATTATCATCTCTAAAACTGGAAGTCAAGCTAAAGCTTTAATTACAGCTGTGGCTGCTGACAGTATTACAGTAAAAACATATGCATCTTTAGACTTAGTAAATCAGGCTGGTACTGATGGAAATGGTCCTTTTGATGACAATGACGCTGTAACTATCTTTGTATTCGGTTCTGAATTTAAAAAAGGAACTGCTGGAATGGAAGGTTCTTTAGAAGCTGATTTTGAAGCTAAAGAGAACAACCCAATTATCATCAAAGATAAGTATGAGGTATCAGGTTCTGAAATGGCGCATGTTGGATGGGTTGAAGTAACTACTGAAAACGGAGCTTCTGGATACTTATGGTATTTAAAATCAGAAAGTGAAACTAGACTAAGATTTGAGGATTACCTTGAAACTTCAATGATTGAAGGTGAGCCTGCTGTGTCTGGTTCTGGTGCTGCAACAGCTGGTTTCAAAGGTACAAAAGGTCTTTTCTTCGAAGTAGAAAATGGCGGAAACGTATCAACTGGAACTATCGCAGACAGAGAAGATTTAGAGGATATCGCTAAGGTACTTGATAAAGAAGGTGCTATTCAGGAGAATGTTATGTTCGTGAATAGAGCTACATCTTTTGATATTGATAGAGTATTAGCTGCACAAAACAACTCTGGAGCATCAACTGCTTCTTATGGATTGTTTGACAATGATGAAGATATGGCCTTGAACCTTGGGTTCTCTGGTTTCCGTATCGGATATGACTTTTACAAGTCTGACTGGAAATACCTAAACGATGCTACTACTCGTGGTAACATTGGAGGAATTGACGGTATCGTTGTACCTGCTGGTTCTGTTACAGTTTATGACCAAATTCTCGGAGAGAATGCTAAGAGACCTTTCTTACATGTAAGATATAGAGTTTCTCCTACTGAAGATAGAAAATACAAGTCTTGGGTAGTTGGTTCTGCTGGAGGAGCTGCAACAAGCGGTGACGACAAAATGGAAGTTCACTTCTTATCAGAGCGTGCTCTGTGTACGATGGGAGCTAACAACTTCTTATTGATGAAGTAATAATAAATGGGGAGGGGTTTTCTCCTCCCCTTTTTTTTAATTTAATTTAATATAAAATATAATGGCAACAAAAACTGCAAAACAATTGTTTGGGTATAACTCTATACTACCAAACCTAGAACAAAAAGAAAGAGTATTTATTTTGAAAGGAAATAAATCTCCAATACGGCTAATGATAGCTGTAAAACACACTTCAAGAAAACCTTTAACATATTTTGATGGAAACTTAAATAGAGCACTAAGGTATGCTACAAACCAACTTAGTCCATTCCAGGACGAGCAAGACGGTGTAGCTACTATGGAGCCTATTGTTTTTGAAAATGGAACTTTAATTGTCCCTGATTTCAATGTAAATCTTCAAAAGTTTCTGATGATTCACCCTGAGTATAATAAAACTTTCTTTTTATTAGATAAAGAGGCTAATGCATCAAAAGAAGTTGAAGAAATCTACACAACACTAGAAGCTCAAGTAGCTGCTAAAAATTTAGACATAAATGATTTAGAAGCAATAGCAAGAGTTTGTTTATCATCATCAGCTTCAAATCTATCATCATCAGAATTAAGAAGGGATATGATATTGTATGCGAAGAGCAACCCTACAGAATTCATGAATTTAGTTAATGATGAAAATCTAAAACTTAGAAATATAGCTGCAAAGGCTGTTGAAATGGGTATTCTTCATATCAAGTCAGACAACAGAACAGTTGTTTGGAACAAAGACAGAAAAAAGAAAGTAATTATGGCCCCGTTTGGGGAAAACGTATATAGTGCTTTAGGTATGTATTTTAAGACAGACGAAGGACTTGATGTTTTACAAAAGATTACTAACAGTCTATAAATAGATTGTATGCATCGTGAAGGGGGAGAGGTTGCAAATTGCGACCTCTTTTTTTGTACTTTTGTAAAAAATATATCCTATGATTAATAGTGTAAGGAATACTGTTATGTTTTTGCTAAATAAAGATAACAGAGGATATGTATCTCCTTCAGAGTTTGATTTTTTTGCAAAACAAGCACAGCTAGAAATATTTGAATCTTATTTTACAGAGTATTCAAAAGCTGTTTTTATGCAAAACAATAGAAGAAAAGCAGCAAACTACGGAGATACAGTTCAGCACATACAAAACAAAATTGATAAGTTTTATTCAAACGCAAACTTAGCATATCGTGATGTGGGTCTTGCGAGTCCAAGCGTGGGTGAGGAGCAAGATTATTTTGATTTACCAACTGATTTATACAAATTAATTAACATCACTTATCAAGGTGGTTTTGGTTCTAGTACAACTATGGGTGGTGGTGTTGTTGTTCAACCTGTTAGGCCACACAAGTTTGATATGATTGTGAACAGCAATCTTACCCAGCCAACCGTTACATATCCAATATATGTCCGTAGTGCTGATATTATATATATAAGACCTTTGTCGATACAATCTAATGTTCAGGCAAACTATATTCGAAGACCAGTCGACCCACACTGGGGTTATAACACTATTAACTCGGACCCTGTTTATAATGCAGACAGTTCTACACAGTTTGAAATATCACAAGAGGATGAAACAGAATTAGTTGTGAAAATTTGTAAATATGCAGGATTAAGTATTAGAGAGGCTGATGTTGTACAAGTAACAGCGCAGCAAGAGCAAGTTGAATTTACAAAAGAAAACTCATAAAGTATGCCAATTATAGGAAGACCCATAGACCATAGAGAATATTACCAAAACAACGGTAATTTACCATTAAGTGAAAACTGGGGTACATATCAGTATTTACTTTTATCTGACATAATAAATAATTTTATGCTGTCTTATGTAGGAGACAATAAGGTTATAAATAAGATAGATAGAAATGAGGTTGTATTTCATGCAAAAAGAGGTTTGCAAGAAATTCATTATGATGCGTTAAGAGAGATAAAAGGTTTTGAAGCTGAATTACCAGATAATCTAAAAATGCACTTACCACATGACTTTGTTAGCTGTGTAAAGGTTTCATATGTTGGTGATGATGGTTTAACTCACCCTGTTGTAACTAATTATAACACAGCAACCCCTACAAGTTATCTTCAAGACAACTCGGCTCAGAAAAACATACTTTTTGACAATAATGATGATGCTCTTACAGGTACTCCTGTAATTGAAACAAACTGGGCAAACCAACCTGGTGATGCTAAAAAAATGCCTTCTAGAAATCTACTAGGTCAAAATTTTGGTATGGACACAGCTACAAAAAACAATAATGGAAGCTATGTTCTTGATAAAAACCAAGGTTTAATTCTTTTTAGTTCTGATTTAACTGGTAAGAATATTTTGATAGAATATGTTTCAGACGGAATGTATGGCTTGGCTGATAATGAAATAAAAGTTCATAAACTTGCCGAAACCTTTATGTATGATTATATGGTTTCAAATATACTAAAACAAAAATTTGGTGTTCAAGAGTTTATTGTAAGAAGAGCTCAAAAACAAGCTTTAGCTTCATTAAGAAACACAAAAATTAGACTAAATTCTATTAAATTAAACGAACTTACTCAGATACTAAGAGGAAGAGACAAGTGGATAAAATAGTATGAAAATACAGAATTTTTTTAATACAGGTAAAATGAACAAGGACGTTGATGAACGTCTTGTTAAAAGCGGAGAGTTTCTAGATGCCAGAAATATCAGAATACTCAACACTGCTTCTAGTGATGCTGGAGCTATAGAAAATGAAAAGGGAAATGTTCAGCTTACAAACATACCTGTAGCACAAAACCCAAAGTGTATCGGTTCTGTATCAGATGAGGCAGAAGAAAAAATTTATTGGGCAGTAGTAAATAGCGTCGGATATTCTTACATATTTGAGTATGATGCTATAAACGATATAACATCAACTGTTTTAGCTGATGAAAGAACAGGTGATAATCAAGTTCTAAATTTTGATTCAAATTATAAAATTACAGGATTTAATGTTGTTTACAATGCATCAAAAAAATCAAAACTTTTATTGTTTACTGATGGGTTGAACCCACCAAGAATGGTTGACATAAAGAGAGCCAAGGGTTTTGGAATAAGTAATTTTTTAGAAGATGATATTTCTTTATATAAAAAGCCCCCAAGACAGGCTCCTGTTGTAAAACCTTTTAATAGTTTAAGTTCATCAGAAAATGCTGTAAAAGAGCAATTTTTTGCTTTTGGATATAGATACAGATACCTAGATGGTGGTTATTCTGCGCCATCTTCTTTTTCGTACTTTCAATTTACTCCAAAAAACTTTCAAATTAATTTTACATCCATGGAAAACAAAGGCATGGATAATATATTTAATGGTTATAAAATAACTTATAATAGTGGTGATAAAAGAGTTACAGATGTTCAGCTTTTGTTTAAATACTCTACGGACAGTTCAATATTTATCATTGATAGTATTAATAAAGAAGAAAGCTCAATATTAGATGACACTAATGAAACATATGAGTTTACTAATAAAAAAATATTTAAAACACTCCCAAAAGATGAGGTTTTTAGAATATTTGATAATGTCCCTTTAACCGCAAAAGCACAAGACTTTATTAACGATAGAATTGTTTTTGGAAATACTACAAGTCAATATGATGTGGTTGAAGCTGAGGGTTCAAACGATAAAATAAAAATATCTTACGATGTTTCTTTAGATTCTGTATCACAGGAAGGAAATGAGATTGTTGGAACATTATCCGCCAGCGACACAAAAATAACCTTTGATTTATCAGGTGTTGATTTATTACAAGATAAAACAATAACATTTATTTTAAAATTGGAGTCTGCAGAAGCTGGAACAGCGCCTGATGATTATTTTAATGGCTCTGCTCTTATCGAGTCCGCTTTTGTTATAACTCAAGATTATGCAAATGTTACTGAACTAGTAGCGTCATCGGAGTTTACAGACTGTGTGGAGTCAATGACTGGTATTTTTCAAAGTGTTGTTATAACCACACCTCCACCAGACCCATTAAACCTTGTTTATGGTTCAGTTAGTTTGGACTCATCAACATCAACAACCTTTACTTTGCTGATGCCTGTTAATGTTCATACAGTAGATGATACACCAGCAGACGCAACAGATAATGACGACCCAGCTTTTCAGACAGATATAAACGAGGTATTTACACTTGAAGATGGTTCAAATATTAGAATAAAAGATACAATAAGCAATGTATCTTTAAAATCTAATAGAAGTTTTGAAGTTGGTCTTTGTTATTTAGATAAAGATGGAAGGTATTCAAGTATACTACTTCCAAAAGAGTCTTTAGGTGAGTCTATAAGTGAGGTTTTTGTTCCAATAGCAAATTCTGTAAATCTTAATAAACTGAGAATTAAACTTTTTAATAATCCTCCATATTGGGCTGACAGGTATAAATGGTTTGTAAAAGTAAACAAAGGACTTCACTTTAATATATATGCAACCATATTTTACGAAGACCAAATCTACAGATGGATACTTTTACAGGGAGCTAATTTAGGAAAATTAGAAGTCGGAAAAAATTTAGTTGTAAAGGCTGATGATAACGGTCCACTACAAAAAGAAGTAAAAACAAAAATTCTTGAAATTACAACCAAAAACGCTACAGACGAAGTAAGTCCAGGTCAAGGATGGATTAGTGGAAATGCAGATAGCACAGGTGAACCATTAGTAGAATTAGCAGGCACATTTGTAAAAATAAGGCCTAATGGGTTTACTTTAGATTTTAATCCAGATAACTTTCTTAATTACGAAAGAAGTAGGAGGTTTGGTAGGGGCGGTGGTTCTGGTACTAATACAATCTTTCTTCCTAATGGAAGTAGTAATGCGTTGGGTAATTTAATATTAGGGAATTCTGGTCAATTAAATGAAGGTATTCTTCAAGTCTTAACTAGTGAACCTGGAGCAACTTTAGAGTGGTCTGATATTGCTATAACACCAGGAACTCAGATAAAATTAGAGTTGGTTTATAGTGAGAGTGATGGAAGTCCTAATTTTAATTATTTTAAAGAATGGACTTCTAATAATGAGTATACAAGCACAGCAACAAGAAACGCTCTTCAGTTGTTTTTTGATAGTGAAACAAATTTCACAAAAACAGAAGACTTTGCGATGGGTGGCTATGATACAGCCACATCTATTAGGTTTAGAGTTCCTTCTCAAAATGATGAAGGTGAAGGCTTCAAGTTAGTCATAGCAAAATCTACTTCGACAATGCCAGGAAGATGGGTTATGAGAGTTCAGCCCACAGAAGGTACTGCGACTTTTGAATCTTCTAGATTAACATGTAATTTAAATATAATTTTAGTTACTACATTAGGAATTTTTGAAACAGAGCCAGAGGATATTGATAACGATATTTATTATGAAACAGAAGAAACTTTTTTAATAGAAAATGGCTTTCACAAAGGTAATGAGCAAGACCAAACATCCTCACAGCCTGCTATTTCAAAACTAGGCTTTGGTAACTGTTTTAGTTTTGGTAATGGAGCAGAGTCTGTCAGAGTAAAAGATGATAGGTTTTTGCCTGCTTTTGATATAAAATCAAGACCAAATATAGCTATAGTTGAGGGATATGAGAGAAAAGAGGACACTAATAAACTTATATATAGTGGTCCGTTTAATGAAAACAGCGGATATAATACACTAAATGAGTTTAATTCAAGCAGAGGCATAACAAAGTACATGGACATGAAATATGGTTCTATACAAAAGCTTTTTGCAAGAGAATCTGATTTAATAGTCTTTCAAGAAGACAGAGTTTCAAAAGTTTTGTATGGGAAAAATATACTTACAAGTCCTGATGGAACTGGAAGCTTATCTCAAATAGAACAGGTGTTAGGACAAGACGTTCCTTTTTCTGGAGAATACGGTATTTCTTTAAACCCAGAATCTTTTGGTTTTTATGAAGGTAAAATGTATTTCGCAGACGCAAATAGGGGTACTGTTTTAAGATTAGGAGGAGACGGAATAACACCGATATCTTATATTGGAATGAAGTCTTTCTTCAAAGAAAATCTTTACAATAATAAAAATAATTTTAACATAGGAGGTTTTGACCCTAAGTATCATCAGTATGTTTTATCAATGAGTAGCACACAGATGCCTTCAGAACCACTTGAGCTTGATTGTGCTTCTGTATTCACAAAAACACTTGCTGGAACATTTACCTATAGTTTAAATGTAGGTCAATTCCCAGGAACTGCAACTGTAGGTTATAGCACAACAGGAACTATATCAATTTCTATTGTGTACAACGGAAACACCTATAGTAGTACTCTTGTAACTGGGACAGGAACTGTTACATTTCCTGTAACATCTGCTGATTTAGAAACAACAAATATAGCCACCGTACAAATTACACCTGTAGGAGTAGCTACTGCAACAATAACTCATATTTGTCCAGTTCCAGAAACACTTGAAGTGGTTCTTATTGTTGTTAATGATTCACAAGAAGCAAATGAAACAATTATAAACAGATATAAGCATAACGGAAGTAATGGAAATAATTATAATTCTGAATTAGATGTATTTGATTTTGACGAATTAACAAGATTTGAAACTATATCTGGACCTAT